TTAATGTAGCAACTGTTGGTTCATCAGGCACAGGTCGTAGACTTAGAGGATACGAAGCATGGTGTAACACTAACGAAGCTCATGGAGCTGGTGGTTCTACACACAGTACAACTGGTGCAGTAACAGATGGAACTCAAAGAGTTCTAACTGAATCACTTTTAAAAGCAAACATGAAACTTTGCTACGACCAAGGTGGTAATCCTGACTTATTGTTAGTTGGTTCATTCAACAAACAAAAAGTATCAGGCTTTACTGGTAACAACACAAGAATGGACATGGCAGAAGATAGGAGCTTAGTTGCAACTATTGATGTTTATGTTTCAGACTTCGGTGAAGTTAGAGTGGTAGCTGATAGGATTTTAAGAAGCTCAGGCAGAACAACTCATGTGGTAGACACTGAGATGTGGGCAGCAGCTTACTTAAGACCTTTTAGTGTGCAAGACTTAGCGAAAACTGGTGATGCTGAGAAGAAACAATTACTCGTTGAGTATACTCTTGTTTCTAAAAACGAAGCAGCTAGTGGTAAAATCGCTGATTGTACTACATCATAACTTAAACATTTCATAACCCCATAAGGTTATTGTTAGGGGTAGGCGTGGTTTCCTACCCCACTTAGATACATTTAATAATGACCTTGAAGAAGGTATCGCTTCGGAACGAGGGTTATTTTTTTGGAGAAATT